ATGGGCTCTTTGCGTTGTGATTTGGCGGAATTGCCGAAGATGCCGCGGAGCGGGTTGATTAGGCCTTTGGCCTGGTTGGCGGTTTCGAGTCCGTATTCGGTATACGGTTTTGCTTTGCCGGCTGAAGAGCCGTAGAAGTCCGAGTAAGAAGAGGCCTCATTGATACCGAGGCCGAGAAGCTTCGAGCGAAGCTGGGTTTGTTTAACGTTGGCGCGAATTTGAGCCTCGCGGTCGGCTTGGGTTTCGACAGCGACGTTGGCGTTAGCCTGGCGTTCGCGTTGCTCTTGGCGAAGGATGTATTGCTGCTCCTCTAGGTTGCGCGTGGCCTGGCTGGTTTGGCCGGCGCTGGCGACAGTGGATTGGGTCTGTGCGGGGATGAGATTTGCGCGAAGGGAATTAAGGGCGGTTTCTGACCTGGTCAGTTGGGCCTCTGCGTCGGTCTTGTCGGTTTGGGCGGTAAGCTGGCCAAGCTGGGCGATGGTGGTAGCCGCGGATTGGGCGCCGGATGCGCCGGCGCCGAGTGCGTTGCCCATGGTCGCCTGGGACCCCGCAGGAGACGAGGCTCCGCCCTGGCTATAGGCAAGCATTGGATTGAGTCCCGCGGCTTTCATGTCGGCCGTTGAGCGTTGATAGGCCGTCGAGCTCATTCGCTCTTGAAAGGCCATTTGTGCGGCGGCTTGCTGGGCGTTGGCGGCGTTGGTTTGTTGTTGACCCTCGTAGTTAAGTCCGGCGCCCCCGAGGGCCCCCACAGCGGAGAGTGCCGGCCCGCCATAAGAGGCGAGTGTTCCGAGGGAGGAGCCTGCGGCGGCAGAGGATGCGCCGAGTCCGCCACCGGCGACGCCGGTGATGGTCTCGGCCAAGGCCGCGTCGGCACCCGCAGCTGCAGCTGCTCCGCCGGAAGCTCCGCCGATGGAGCCGACGGCGCCGAGGATTTCAGGAGCGAAGGCAGCGACCGCGGCGACTCCGGCGATTTCGAGGGCCGGGCGCCAATACTTTGTCCAAGAAGACATGGCATTTCCTCAGTGACCCACCAGGAGGGCGGGTTAGAAGTGGTCGATGAGTCCGGGGACGGAGTACATAGGCATGGGTCGAGCGGCTTTGACGTCGAAGAAGATGTCGCAGATGAGTTGCTGACCACCGGCAGCTGCTCCGACAGCCAGGGCTCGTGAGAGTGGCGGTTGATCGGCGATGAAGGTCGGAGAGAGAGTCGGAGCGATGGTGAAACGCTGTGCCAGATGCCAAGGATCGATCGTGCCAGCGCTTGTTGAACGGAAGAGACCAGTGATTTGGGACGGGTTGTGGCGGTATTCGGCCCAGCGTTCTTGATATCCGAACACGGTGTTGTCGTTGGCTGATCCATCGGAGTAAATCTCCCGGTTAAGAACGGCTTGCTCGCCGAGATGTGCGAAGGCAGGAAAGTAGAAGTCATAGCGGGTGCTGCGACTCCACATCTTGCGAACGCCTTGCTGGTAGGTGAGATCGGCGCGGACTGCCATCAGTCCGAGGATGGTGCCGTGCTCGGTGAACGCTTGCGAGAAACCGTGACCGTTAGCGAGCGACGTTCCCATCGCAGACAACGTGCCTTGCGGGGTCGTGCCGCCTGTGATGTTGGAGGCGGAGGTTTGAGCGATGGGGTTGATGACGATGGGGGAGGAGCCGCCGCCGAGATATTCGGGGCGCTGCAAGCGAGCATCAGGAGAAGTGACGCCGAAGTGAGAGCGGACGATTTCGGTATAGCGAGTGCCGCCTCGAGCATCGCGCTCGAGAAGCTTTTGGATCTGGAAGGACTGGCGCAGCTGGTTGATGGTTGCGGCGGTTGCGGTAGAGAGGTCGGCGTAGAGAGAGCCGTTCGGGTCGTACCAGGCATTGATGCCTCCGACGAGGTTGCCGCCGTCGCCTACGTTGCCGGTGACGGTGCCGGAGAGCGGGGTGTTAAGGGAAGAGTTCCAGACGGCGATGGGGTTGTGCGCGCCGGAGCCTTTGAGCTTGATATCGGCAGTGGTGCCTAGCGGTATGGAAATTGCCGTGTTGCCCTTCTGTGGCCAGGGCAGGCAGCTGGTGAAGTAGTCATGGCGTTTACCGCGGCGCTGAAGCGGGTAGTTTGCGAACACATCAGGTCCGTCGCCGTTGATGAGCGCGGGGGCCCCTTGAATGTTTTCATCGCGGAACCATTCGTGCCAGATGAGGTTATAGGCGCGGAACGGGAGAGCGTTGACCGACATGATGTTGCCGGGTCCGGTCTGGCCGACCGTGGGCAGGCCGAAGTAATCGGCCATGGTGAGGATAGGGAAGCCGCCGACCGCGGAGGTGCACTGCGGAACGGCGAAGGAAATCGAATCGCCGGGAGAGTCTTGCTCGCCCATAAAGCGCTTCCAGTTCGTCCAGACAAGGCGGTTGGGGACGAAGAAAAAGAAGGTGTCGAGGTAGAGGTTGTCCATGATCGGGAACAGCGGCGTGGATAGCCTGCAGAACGCGGTCATGCGGAGATTGAACGAGTCGCCGGGGAGAACCTCATCCACGTACATGGGAATGAGGAGGCCGGCGTCGAAGGTGGTTTTGTGGGTCTTCTGAATCCGGAAGGAAGAGCGCGGGATTTCCGCGCGCGGGATCATGGCGAACTTGTGCGTATCGACTGAACGATTACGGTGCATTGCAGTGCTCCGGTGTGGATGCCCTGCAGGTGTTGCAGACCTGCAGGGCATCCGTTTTTTAGGCGGGTGGGTTGACCTGGTCTTTACCTCGTGCGAGGAGGATGGGGTCGGGAGGGCATACGAAGCGGCCGGCGTTGTCGTCGAACGTGCCGAGCTCGTAGAGGATGAAGTCGTCGGGATGCTTGTTGAGGTTGTTGTCCTCGGCCGGGCGGTTGATTTCGTCTTGGAATGAGCGGAGAGCCTGGCCGAGTGCTTGGCAAAAGATGGGGCGTCCGTAGGCCTCCATGGCGGAGTCCCAGATAGCGCATACCTTGAGGTTCATAGGGTCCTTTTGAGTTCGCGCAGCTGCGCGGTTTTGACTTCTTCCCGTACGCGAAGGCGATCGGGAAGGTTGTCCGCACGATGCGGCAACGCGTTGAGCTCGCGGAGTGCTTTGACCTGGTCAAGGTCGCCTCCGGAGCGTTTAAATAGTTTGTCGTAGTAGGCGTGAACGGGGCATTTGCGTCCGTCCTTATTGACGACGTAGTCGCCTGGCAGCATGTATGTGCCGGCGTATTGCTGGAACCAGGCATAACCGATTCCGGGCCTGGTCGAGCAGCGGCCATACTCAGGAGGTAGGCCGAGAGATTCCGCGGTTGTGTTGCGCTTGAAGAAATAGCGCGCGGTGTAGCCCGCGGTTTGATGATTTAGTGGTTGGACGGTATGTTGGCCTTGCGGCCAGAGAGCTCGGAGAGTAGGGGATTCATACATCCATTGACCGAGCTCGTTTTGTTTGTATTGCTTTTTGTCGTAGAAATCGACGTTGAATAGGCAAGTGTGGAAGTGAGGGCGAAGATACTCGTCGCCGTATTCTCCACACATGAAGTATCTAATGGGGATTCCGGTGAAGCGCTTGCGGAGGCGCTTCATGAATAGCTGGTAATCCCGATGGTCGAGGGCGGGAGGTAGATCCTCGTCCTCGTAAGTGAGGGTGACGAAGCAGTTTGCTTGGTGCAGCTGGGCCTCGTGCATGACGCGAAGGGCCCAGGATTGGGAGCGTTGAACGCGGCAGCCGATGCAGCGGCTGCAGGGGAGGTCGATAGGCGTGTCATAGCCTGGTGACTCTTTGAAAGACACCCCCGCCGAACCTTTGAAAGCTCGGAGGGGGTGGTAGCAGGGCACGGGCGCCTAGAGACGCCAGCCGCCGCGCATAGGAGCGCTGGCGACGTTGATGGACTTGGTTTTGCCGACGGAATGTCGGAAGGCCTTTGCGGCTTTGTGCTTGTTGACGTGGTGACGTTGCATGGTGATTGCGACCTACGGTGTGAGCGCTAGAGCATTGATTGAGAAGGCTTTTTTGCGCTCGGGGTTGACTGACCCCTGTTTGGTGTCAGTGGGAACAATGAACATCAAGTATTAGTGATTGTTCCGAGGGGTGCAACGGCCGGGACCCCCACTTGGGGGATCGGCGTTGCGGGTACGGGCGTGGGAGGGGTAGAGAGCGTACGGGTAAGCCCTAGTTTGCGGAGCTCTGGCAGGTTGGCCGGATCGGCCGCGAAGTCCATCAGCTGTTGGGGATCGTTTTGGAAGCGAGCTCGCGCGTCGGCAGGAAGGGCCATAAAAGCCTCTGCAGCGGCTCGGACGACGTTTTGGGCATCGTGGTACGTCAGGATCGATTCGAAGTCGCCATAGGCCGGAAAAGCGCCTTGCTGAGGCAGTTGGCCGGTCAGGCCGAAGTGTCGGACGATGGTGTTGATATCGGTTTCGTCTCGGAATTGCTGTTGGGTGAGGCTGGGATCGTTGGAGCAGTCGATCGCGGTTGGCACCTGGGCGGAGACGTATCCCATGTCGTAGTTATAGGCAGTGCGGATGAAGACGACGGGGACGTCAGGTTGGGGCGGAACGATGGGCTCCCCATCGTTGGCCTGGTCGGCGTAGTTAATGATTTCGCCTGTGTCTGAGTCGATATATCGAGGTCTTGCAGCGATAGTTGGGTCCATGGTCTTCTCCGTTTAGTCGAGGAGGTTGTTTTCACGATAGCCAGGTGCCCATATGGGCTCTTTGCGTTGTGATTTGGCGGAATTGCCGAAGATGCCGCGGAGCGGGTTGATTAGGCCTTTGGCCTGGTTGGCGGTTTCGAGTCCGTATTCGGTATACGGTTTTGCTTTGCCGGCT